GCATCAAAAAATTCAGAACAAGGTTCAGGATTTGAACAAGGATCTACAGGTAGACAAGCTGGAGCTGTTGTATATGGAGATTCACAACCACATCCTATTGGTTGTTCTCCGCATTTTGTACATGTTGAAAGTGCCATATTATTTTATTATTTTATTCTTTGTATTGACATTGTTGCTACATCATTTGCTTCTGAGATATAATCAAATCCTGTCAAGTTTAATACTTTTAACTTTATAACTATACCTGCAGTAAGTGTAACACCTTCAATATTACCTGCAATGTTTGCAACAGGTGATATACTTGCTGATGGTGTAAAACTATTAGCTGCATATATAACATTACTTGTAGATACAAGACCTGCTGTAATAATCCCTGCAGATCCACCAGTATGCCATCCTGCAGCATCAGTAGTGTGAGACAATGATACATTAAAACTTAAGTTATATCTACCATTAGCAGGACATGTCCATTCACCTGTAGTAGGATTATAACCAGTACCACCATCATTATAATCTGTAGTACCTAAGATAAGTGTAGCACTTGATCCACTATTTAAAAGAGTTGTTAATGAAGGAGTAACTTTTGCAACACTTGTTATTGCCACACCTGTAGATCTTACAAAAAGACCATTAAAAGGAATAACCTCAGCTGTAAATTCATAATCAGGTGCACCAGTAGTTTCTGTAAAAGCAATTGTAGCACCATCAGTCATAGTAACTGTTGGTAAAGCAACGTCAGCCTTCAAACTATATGCTGGAAAACCGGTTAGAGTAAATTGAACATTCCCTGAGTTATCTACTGTAAGTGTAGGAACACCACCTCTAATATCTTTTATTGCAGTCCATATATTTTTTAATGTGTCAGCAACTTTTGTAGGTCCTGTAATCCAATCAGCAGCATATTGCACACTCATTACAGCACCAGGATTTGTTATAGAATTATCACTATTAGCTACAGAAGTGGTACCATAAATGATTGAATCACTTAAATCTGTAATACTACCTGTAACGCCTACATAAGAAAACCATACATCATTAATGTAAACATTTAAAACAGTGTCAATGTTATATAATGTAGCAGGGCTGAGTGAAGCTAATGCCTCATCTAATGTTATTTGTGGTGTAGTGTATGAAGGAGGTGTAGCATTTTCTAAATCTGTTACACGAATACCTAATGCTTCTATTGCATTAGTATTAACACTTATGTCTGTGATTAAATCACAAATTTTTGTACCAATTGTTGTTACATAATCTTGAAGATTCATAGTTGTTTGTGTACCAACTATAAAGCAAGAAGCAACTGTAACTATTGTATCTGTAGGTGAACCACCAGCTCCAGGTATAACAATTGTATTACCACTAGCTGTTTCTAACTCACAAACCTTAAGTATAATCAAATCTATAAGATCTTGAAAAGTTTGTGGTGTAACATTGGTTAAGTTAAAACAACTTAAGTTATATGAAGATATTTTTAAAGTATCCATAACTGTACATAACTCAGTTGCTAGTTTATAAACAACTGATGATATTGTATCACCTTTACATAAATTTATACACGCTATGTCTGGACCTTGCCAAATGACACAGTTTGAAGATGTAGGTGAACAAGGAGAACTATCTAAATTTAACGGTTTCATTTTATAAAAATTTTAATGTAGGTAACAACCTATTAATAATATAATGAATTTTTTTTATTATAAGACTTATATTTTACAAGCATTTGGATCAGTAATTGCTTTCATCTCTAATAGTTGTTGTTTAATATGTATTTTATAGAATTCATCTTCAGGACAACAAGGGCTAACACCATATCTTTTTTGCATGACTTCATTATACATTAAATCTGCAAACTTACATGTAACTCTTTCATAATACTCAATTGTACATCCAGGAGTATTATATCCAGGTTTAATTTTTCTAAAAGGAATTGCAGGAGGAGGACATATGTTATCTACACATTCTCCAAAGTTTTGAATGCATGTCACATCAGTCCAACCATCAGGAAATATCCATTCTTTAGCACAAATTTTTGGTGTACTTTGACCAGCTTGTAAGGTAATACCTTGTAATACATCATCGCAATCCACATATTGAAATTCTTTTGCTGCTAAACTAGTATTTTTAACAATAGTACAATCACATGTTACCACTGGTAAACACTCTTCACATGTAGTGAATGTATCAGTAAGTATTACAAGATCATCAGAAGTATTATCATCAGTTACAGAAACAGTCCAACACTTTTCAGGATAAAAACTTATTTTAATTACTGAACCTATTTGTGCCTCAAGATTAGTTGTTGTTACAATTAAATCTTCAGAATCTTCACAATTAGTTAATTGGTATCTTGGTTTAGGACATTCTACACAATTATCATAGTCATTTGTTACATTAACTTGTACAGTTGATGGAACACGCTCTTCAAATATTTCTACAAAGAAACAATTACCATAACCTTCAAGATTTACAGTTCTACCTTCATATTGAGATAAATCAGTACTTGTATAAATTACTGTATTATCATCAGTTGCACAAGATTCAAGTCTATAATTTAAAGGTGTTAAACAATCTATACATTCAGCAAATTCTTCAGACACAGTTATTGTTACAGGAAATTCACAACTTAAACTTTCTTCAACAGTCCAACATATATCTGATGGTTGATTATCAACAACTATTTTGATTGCTCCTACACCTACATATGCTGAAAGATCTTGATCTGTACAATATTCTTCAGTTATGTTTGTATCACAAGCAACTACTTTATAATAAGTTTGACAAATTCCACAATCATTATCAAATTCTTCACATGTCCATTCTTCTACATTACTAATATCTAATGAATCAGCAGTATTGCTAGCATCTTTAGATTTAGAAATTAAACGTAAGAAATCATTTGTATATACTGGAACACTATTACTATCAATTAAAACTACTAATCCTGTATACTTATAAAATTTCTTAGGATCTGAGTATATTGTAAAATCAGCATTACTTATATTAAGATTTATCAATGTGCCATCACATCTTCTTTCAAATGTTGCTTGTGCTGAACAACATTTTTTACAAGCACCTTCAAGTGCTGTAACTATTTCAAATGAGACATTTGAAATTGGTGTAGGATCATCACCAGATGGTGTAGGGATTTGCCTGATTTCTCCACAATCAAATTGACGTAATACATTACCATTAGGATCTACATAATCTGTAGTAGCAATATATCTATAAACAGTGCCTTGATAAGGTTCAGATAAAGGTGTAGGAACTAAAATCTCAACAATATAAGAACCACCTGTTTTACAACAAACAGCTAGTTCATATAAGTATTGGCCATTATAAGATCCGTCATAATAATGCTTATCAAAAAAACCTGTTTCATCAACATTATCATTGAGTAAGTCTACTTCTACACCTTTAAGCCTAGACTTAAATATACTATGATTACCACCTATCATCTTATTTTATTTTTTTTGTTTTAATGATAGCTCATAAGAAGCTAAACATTTACTACATACTTGTTTTCCATCTGAAGCTATCCTTTTTTGACAACCACAAGTGATTTTATTTTTACAATTTCCGCAGTTCATAATATTGGTTTTTTTAAAGTTAACAATTATGGCATTGTAATTTATCCATAATTTTTATTGCATAATTATATAATGTCATCCCTCTTTGAGGTTCATGACAAGTTTCTACTTTTGCTTTTGCAGCGTCTAGATACATCTTTGCTGACATGAGTTTATCTAACTTGTCTTTAACAAATGTAGAAGGTTCACATGCTTGTAAATCTAAATCACATAGTATATCATTATATTGATTTAATGCTTTACTTATACGCAAATGATTATATTCAACATAAACCTGATCATTAGGTGAAACACTATATTTAATAACATATACACCATCAGGAATTGAACTAAATACTGTTCCACAATCAGTAGTTTGTAAATCTAAATCACAAGCTGTAAGTATAGTATTTGATCCAGGAGTAATTGTTTTTTCCACTGAATAAATAAAACCTGGAACTGTAACATTCAATGTTGGGCATGTAACAGGTATCATCTCTGAATAAATACTTGTATCTAAAATTGATAATATACAATCATTGAAAACAGTAGGTATCTCTAAACTTAATGTATGTTTTGCCATATTTTTTTAATAAAAAAAAGGGAGGGAAATTTCTTACCCTCCCTTTAGTTATGAATGATTAATTTTTATTATGGTAAAGGTACAATTGGAGTACATGTAGTTACTGCAGAATTGATTTCTAAACCTTCACATCCTGTACCACAGTTATCTAACCAAGTTGTAACAAATGTTTCAAATGTTGCGTCTACACCACTTGTAATGATTTCTAATAAATATTGATCATTATCAAAAACACCTGATGGGTTATTGAAACGTGGAACATTATGTTGAATATAATATCTTGTGTAAGAAGATCTTCTACTTATTGCAGATAACATGTCATCACCTTGAGTAATCTCACGGATACGTAAATCTGTTGATAAAAAGTTTTGAGCATAAGACTCAGATAAAACAACATCTCTCAATACTGACTCACCTAATCCCATTGCTTGTAAACCTTCACATTCAGTTGCTACACATAAACCTTCAAATTCACATGGGTCCCCGTTTGTATCAACTAAAGATGCATATAACTTAACTGGCTCTTTTTCATAGAAGTCAGAAGGTTGGAATGTACAATCACCAAACTTAGTATCTACATAAGCACCTGTAATAGTTAAACCAGCATAAGCACCTACAGTATGTCCTGGAGATACATAATCATCCCAAGTTCCACCAATAGTGTATCCTGTTGGAGCAACTAAACCTGAAGTATCAGTTCCTGGAGCATATAATAATTCATTAGCTTCAGTAGTTACTGTTAAAGCAACAAATGGAGAAACTAGTGCATTATCCATAATTCTTTTAGCAAATTCTATCATTACTAATGTAGAATCAACTACAGTAGGAGAAGTAGCACCTGTTGGGCAACATCCTGTGTAAGCATCAGCAGTAACATAAGAATTACGATTTAAGAACCTTAATACTGGAGAACCTTTTACATCTAAACGTAAATTATAAGTCTCATCACATAAGAAATCTTTTCTACAACCTGCTTCTAAAGCAAGTGAAAAATCAGCATCAGTTGTTGCTGTACCATCAGTAATAGTAACAACATCACCATTAACATAACCTGTACCAGGATTATCAATAGAAACAGCTGTAACAACACCACCTGCAATTGTAACGTCAACAGTTAAACCTGTACCAGCACCAGCAGTTGTTGTAGCAACACCTGTAAAAGTACCATCTGTAAAAGCAACACCTGCGTTATCAATAGTTAAAAGAGGAGTGTTAGTAAATGGTGTATCACCAACGTGAATAACGTTTGGTTGTGCAGCATTTGGATCAACTCTGTAAAACTTACTTACATACTTAGGATTGATGATTTTAGATTTACTTGATTCCAAGTAACCACCATGCGTTCCTACTTTGTCTTTAGTATACAAACTACCTGCAGCTAAAACTAGCGGGCAACATCCTGTTGGAGGTGTAGCAGTATCTTGGATTGTCCAAGTTTTTGGATCTACAAATGCAAACTCACCTGTAGCTAAAATGTTTGAAGTAGTACCTAGTTTACCACCAGCTAAGTCAGTAAAACCACCTGTACCTACAAACGCTTTTTGAAAAGCACTATTAAAATAACTCATTTTTAAAAAAAATTTAATTTATAAACATATATATAATATAATAAAAATTATACTAACTGCAATCATTTAAGAAATATTAATTTATACTTAGCTGTATTTATTGAATCTTTGATTGTGTCTAAGGTGTTTACTATTTCTGTATAAGGCATAACACTTTGCAGTTTACTAATTTTAGAAGAAAGTTCTCTTAGATAAGAAATAGCTTCCTCAACTGTTTTTACAGTTCTCGGTGCAGCATCCGTGCATTCAAGTAATTTTTCAGAAGCTCCTTGGAAACCTTCTGCTATTGTATCAGCATGACCAGGTAAAGCATCATAAAGATCATTTAAAGCTGTATGTGCAGCATAACTACCCAAACCTGTAATCTTTAAATGAAGCATGTGAAAAGATGTAGCAGCATTCATTAATTCAGTAACACAATCAGCTGTCATGTATTCAACTGAACTATTAGTGTTAGAGTAGTATGTTGATTCAGTTTTTTTATCAACACTACGTTTTAACATTCTAGGTTTATCCATTATATTATTAATTATTAATTATTAATTATTTCTTTCACTTGTTTGAGTACCTCTAGAAAATTGATTGTTAGATTCAATATCACCAGCAAGAATACTTACCGCCTCATCTATTATTAATTCAATTATATCATCTTTAAACTCAGATTCAACATCAATAGTTGTTACTAAATTAGTATAAGGATCTACACAATTTAAGATTTCAATTCTTCTTGGTTGTCTGTAATATGTTAATTCAACTTTACTTATTTCAAAGGTATTGTTAGAGTAAACATTTAGTCTATTATTTTCAATAGTTACAAATGTTTCAGCCCACTCAAAACTAGGTTTTTTAGATACATCTGCTAATAGATCATTAATGTTAGCCTCTTCAACTAAATAAGTCTTCATTCTTCTTGGCTCATCACAACAATCTTTAATAGCATATACATCTAACCTTTTCCACTGTAAATAGTTATCCGGTATAGCATCAAAATAATAAACGTCCTCCAACTTAGGATCAAGTTTCAAAGGCGTTAATAAGACTTGCAGGTCATCAATTCTTCTGGTGGATTGCTCATCACCTTCTTTAACAATGTTTATACCGTGAAGTTGTCTTCTTGTCCATTCTACTTGAGCCTTATTGAAAGCTTCTACAATCTGCCAACATTCTAAGTTGTCATAATCATTGCTATCTAACTTATTAAGTCTTTGCTTTACTTTTATAGATATTGTGCTATTTAACATGTTTTCTTTTTAAATTAATATAAGAAGAAAATGGAACATTTTACATGCTCCATATTTTTTCAGCTTCAGTTGATAGATCTTTAAGGATATCCTCGTGTAAAGGATTTTTTAAGAATTCAACTACATCTGAAACATTTCTACCTAGTACAGTACCTGTTTTAGAATGGTAAATATGACCATCAGATTTAGTAACTATATATTTAAAGAATACAGAATCTTTTACAATTGCTTTAATTTTTAATGTTTCCATATCCAAAGCTACAGCTTCTAAGAATCCTTTAGCAGCTCTTTCTTTGTTACCTTCAGTACCATTACCATTAATGTGTGTATCCATCATATCATATATGATGTCATTTGGTGTATTCTTTTTATATTGTACACTTGCTGTATCTACGGCTTTTGCAATAAAGAATAGTTTAGTACTATTTTTATCATAAAGTTTTTGTAATTCAGCAAGAGCTTTATTTTTCAATTTTTTGTATTCAGTTTTAATACCTGCTGTTTGTTCAGCTTTATCTAAATAAAACTTTGGTGGTTTTACTTTTGATCTTGCATCTTCATAACTTTTTGCAACAATAGCAAATCCACCCGCTTCAATAGCAAGTAATTTAATTCTATCATAAGGATCTTCAGGGTTTAAAAAAACAGGATCATTTCCACATGATAATGTAATTTTATTCCAAAAATCTTTATTGTTTGGTTGTAATAATTTAACTTTATTCCAGAAATCAGAATCTTCTGGATCAAGTATATTAGAAGCTAACTCTTTTTCAAGTTCTACTATATGGGTTCTGATTTGCTTTACTTTAGCGTTTCTCTCTTCTTCAGGTAATCTTTTTATTTCAGGAGCAAATTCATTCAATCCTGTAAGATACCTTACTACACCATTTTGTTCTAAACAAGCTAATTGCTCCATGTGAGTAACTCCGTCAAATAGAGAAATACCATAATTCTCAAGACCCATGTTTGATGCTGACCCATCAAAGTACGGTTTAATAGCTATTTTAGCTTTAGTCCCGCTTAATAATTGTGTTTGTGTTAATTCCATTTTTTGTTGGTTTTAAAAAATTTTATGTGAATTTAAGAAAAAAAGAGGAACTATAAAGCTCCTCTTTTTATTTTGTAAATATATACTTAGAATGAACCTCCAGTAATTGGATTTCTCATTACAATTTTCAATACTTTAGTTGGATCCTTAACCCAGATAGCAGGCATAGTTTGTGACATCATAACTCTGTATCCATTGAAGTTTCCAGAAGATGCAAAACCTTGTGATCTACCCATATAATCCATAGTACCATTTTGGTAGAACCATTTTAATTGGTTATCCCAAGATAATTTTAACATATAGATATTGTCATTTACATTGTCTGTTACATCAAATATAACAAAAGAGTAAGATGATAAAGGGAAACCATCAACGATTGGGTTTTCAACATCATTTGTATGAACATTATCAAATGCAGGATTCAATACAAACTTAACATTTGCTAAGAAAGGAATTACATAAGATGTGTAAGAGAAACCAAAGTTCAAGTCCATTCCTTTACCAGTGATTGCACCGATATCAGAAGCTTGAATTAATAAACCTGAAGATACTGCTTCTTGTTTAATAGCTTCATTTACCATTTTCATTCCACCCATTCCAGTTTGAACAACTAAAGAACGTTTTGGGTCTGGCCCTTGGAATTCAACTTTACCGTTGAAGAAGTTATATAATTCTCCTCTAAATAAATCTAAAGTGAAGTTATTTTTGTTATATACTCTTTTGAATGAGTTGTCTAACTGCTTCCATAAACCTACTGATAATCTAATATCATCTGGCCCATCTTGCTTAACTTTACCACCATGACCCCACATAAGGTAAGTCTCAATATCTGTAGCAATCTTAGAAAGATGCGCAGCTTCAAGGTTAGTTAAGAAAGTTCTAGATAAATCACCATTATCAAAAGCTTTTTTCACTTTGTCTTTACCCATTGTCTTAACCATATCATCTAAAGATGAAACAGAAGGATCAATGTTTTTATCAAAGTTTCTCCAGATCTCAGTAACAGGAACAGTTCCGTCAGCATTCATTCCACCTTTGATCATTAAATCAGCTCTAGAAGAAACTGAGTAATGAACGTGTGCTTCAGCTCCACCTACGTGATTGTAGAATTCACGGTATCCAGCACTAGTTGAGATATCAGAGAATCTTTCTCCATACTCACCTCTTGCAGAACCTTTTCTGAAGAACTTAGTACCATTTGCTAAATAAGCAGATTCTAAATACTTGTAATTGTCGTTGTTTACTAATTGTACAGTATAGATAAATCCATCACCTACTGGTAAGATATCTTCTGCTGTAATAAAAAGCTCAACTCCATTGTATTTATCATAAGTAATCATGTCACCATGACCAAACTCACGTTTGTTTAACTTAATCTTAAATGTTGTTCCGTCAATACCTTTAGAAGTATTAGCTGGTTCAATATCCTCAACAATATAAGGAAGATCAATACTTAATGGTGTTTGCCATTTGTACTCTCCACGTGCATTATCAACATTGATTATATTTTTACCACCAAAGCTTGATAATTGATAAAGAGGCATCTCAACTTTTTGAGCCATAGCCCAAAGATCTACAGGACCCATGTCTGTAGGTTGAGAGTCTTTCAACATATTTTGCAAATGGTAAGAATCAATGTGTGATGTAGCATTATATGCTGTATCACGCAAAAAGATACCGTTGTTTAAAACTGGTGTACTCATTTTTGTTTTATTTATTTAACTATTCAATTATCTATTAAATATATTTCTAGAATTTCTAGAAACAGTTCTAGTAGGTTTACTTACAGGTGCTCTATTATTAGAAGACTCCTGTTGTGAAGAAGATGTAATCTTTCTACCCTCTTCAGTTTTCAACATTCTTACTGTTTTTTCAGTAACTTCTTGACTACCTTTTGCACGAATTTTACCTTTATACCCATCTGGATCTGACAATAACCATAAAGCCTCTGCAATAAGATCATGTCTCGGTTCAGTAAACTGATACTTCTCTAAAAGATGTCCAAGCAAATTGGTATTCTTTCCTGATATTGAAGGATAGTTTGGCTGAACTAATCCAGAGTATAACATACTCTGTGTTTTTTTGTCAAGTTTAACCCCATCTAATTCCCCAGTTACAAGTGTATTATATACATTATCTGTATATTTTTTAGCAGCTTCTTGTTGTTTAACTTTAGATTCTTCTTGTTTAGCAAGTTTTTGCTGAACAATTGATTCTTGCATTTTATCTAACTTAGGTTTAAATTGATTAGCTTTTTGCTCTAACCTATCTAAATCAGCCCAATCTTCAATTTCAGCTTCTATTTCTTCCGCTGTACCAAAATTAGTTGCATACAAATATTGCCTTGCTATCTCAGCTTGATGATCTGTATTTGCAGGATCTAAATCCATAACTTCTTCCACTTGAGCTAAAGTTTTAAATAGTCCTTTTAAATCTTGACCACCATCTGCTACATATTTTGCAGCTGCTTGTAATTCATTTGGTAATGCATCAAAGAACTCTTTAGGAACATTAGCCTTAATATTAGCTTCTCTTTCCTGAAAGTTAGCTTCAAACAATTCTCTAAAATCCTTAGTAGTGTATTCTTCTAATGGTTTATCATCATCAAAAGCAAACAAAGAACCTTCTTCAATCATCTTTGTTGCTAAATCATGTAAAGCATCTTTATTTACTTTAGATCTACCTTTAGTTTTAGAACCTTCTTCTTGCTCTGTAATAAGAGTGTCTAACTCATCTATTACTTCAGATGTGTTAACACTATCTTTAGCTTCATCAAGCTCCTCATTTGTTTTAACACTTTCTTTACTTCTACCATCAAGAAAATCTAACTCAGTTTCTTGTTTTGTAAAAACGTTTTTAGGTTTTTCATTTTCACCTTCTTTTTCAGGTAATAATACGCTTTCAGCTCCTGGTGATCCAAATAAACTGTCTAAATCAATGTCAACCTGATCAACCGTTGTTGTATCAGCTCCTTTTTTTTCTATTTCATCCTTATGCATAATGTTGGTTTTTATGTGTGACTTATTATTAATATATAAAATTGATTGTAAATAAACTTCAAAAATTTAAAAAAATATAATTATTAAGATGTAATTTCTGCACTATATGGCTAACTATTTACTATCTTTCTTTGGTTGTTTTACATCATACTTGTTTTTGTTAGTTCTAGCTATTTGTAACTGTTTGTCAGCTATCTCTTTTTGAGCATTAATTTTTTCTCTTTCAATATTGTTTTTATCTTGATGCATTCTCAATTTGTTATTTTCTTTCTCTCTCTCAAGTTGGTTTTGAGATTGATATTGTTCACCTTGACGTATATCTTTCATTGCATCTTGATAATCGGAAATCTGATTATTATTAACATCTTGTCCAGAACCATAACCTGCAGCTCTTATTTCAGCAACTAAAATATCACGCTGTCTATTTTTCTCATCACGAATATCTTCATGATTTCTTTTAAGTTTTTCTTCTTCAGCTTTTGCAGCAATAGCTTCTTGTTGCATTTGCTGCTGTTGTTGCATTTCTGCTTGTTTAGACTGTTGTATTTTTTGTTCTGAATCTTTAAGACTAGAATTTAAGTCTGCAATACTATCTGATTGTATAATTTTACCAAGATCATAAACAGATGCACCAGTTGTGTTATTATTAACAGCAAGTTGTTTCATTTGCTCAAGTACAGATCTATAGTTAGCTTTAGTTGTAACATAAATATTAAGATCTCTTAACAACAAGTCTGTACCATTTAATTGAAAATTAACTTTTTCTTCAGCAGAAGTCATATACTGTAAACGCATACTCGGTTTAGTTGAATGATAATACTGAGCTAAATCTGTTCTCATTTGATGAACTCTAGGCATTAAATAATCACAATGCTGTATGAAATAAGTTTCTGTTTGAGCATATGATGAATTAACAGCTTGCTCTACACCTGTTGCAGTTTCCTGTGATATTTGTTGACCCATTCGTTGAGGGGAAACACCTACTACTTCATATGCTTGTTGTTTAAAATAGTTACCTAGTTGAATTCTTGACATTAATCTATTAGTTTGTTCAAGATCAAGTTTTTGAAAATGGTTGAAATTTAAAGCATTTTCTGTGTTGGCAATACTTGTATCTAAAGGAAGCATTCCAAAGTTTTTCATTGCAACGTATGCTTTAGATAAATTTCCTTTACCCCAGTCTTCACCTAATGAATGTCTTGGTAATGTGTTTTGATCTAACATAATAATTGTACCCAACTCATCAACTAAAATATCAGCTATCTGATTATTTACAATATTAAAACCTATTTGAAAAGGTTTCATTAAATCAACAAGAGCTGTAGATTTTGTATTTCTATCAGAAAATATAGCCCCTTCTACAGGAAGTTTACAACCATACAATGAATTATCTCCTTTAAATTGGAACTTAAGTGGACCAACTTCTTTACTGTCAATTCCAATATATATTGGGTTAAAACCACCTGGAGAATTCATTCCACAATATGAAGGCATGTTAGGACCTATTTTAATACCTCCCCAAACTTCATTTATCCAAATCCAACTTATATGTTCACCAGCAACTAAGTTTTCAGATGTTCTGTTTTTAAACAACCTTGTATCATATACAGGATTGTCTGTAACTTTATAGTCTTCCGTTACAATATCAGTGATTACTTCTCCGTTGTCTTTTATCTTTGTTAGGTGTCCAAGTTTTCTTTGTGATTTCCAATAAACAGTACTTACTCTTAATAAGTTATTATGATTTTTAGTATTATAGTCTTCACCTTGACTTAGTATTTGACTTATAACATCATTAGGATCACTAACAGAATTTTGCATTGATGTGTATTGTCTCATTGCTAAAGAAGGACCTGTAGTATTCCACTCATGTGATTTAGTACTATCATAAAATGATCCATCATTTTGTTGACCACCAATATTAAAACCTGCAGCTTTTATAGGATAAATTGCTTCCAACGACTCAAGTTGATCTTCAGTCATTAAATAACCATACTTATCAATGATATCTGCAACACTAAACATATCTGTTTTACCAACATAATTAGATTGAGATATATAACGAGCATCTGGGGATTTATGATAAAATGTAAGTAGAGGATTCCATAATTCTACTTCATAATCATCTTCCATCATTCTTAGATGCCAGAATTCTCTATCAGTAATAAGCATATCTTTAAAGCCTCTTTCTTCAAGTTCATCCATTTTGAATCTTTCAACATCCACTTCATGTTGGTGAGATGCCCATTGTTCTACAGTAGATCTATAATCTTTTTTGAAGAATGATTCAATCTCAGGAAGTGTTTTAATTTTTTCAGGATTTAACTCAGCTTTGAATTCCTCATCTTCTGGATCAAGACCTTGTTCAACTAAAGAACCCATGATTTTCATTTGAGCATCTTGAACTAAAGTATCCTCAATCATTTGTCTTTTTTTCTCAAGCATTTCATTGTATGAAAATTCATCAACAGTTTTGTAAGTCATTTTACTTGACCTTTTTGCAAACTCTGATGTCAATACATTTACCACATTTGGTATTATTGGGTAAAATTTTAATTCTAATGCTGATTCATCTTCAGCTGTAAGTAAATCAATCACATCTGCATATTCTTGATCTTCCTCAACAATATAATCTGATTTATCAATTACACCTTTTGCTAGTTTATAATTTTTCTGAAGTCTGCGTGCATTATGAGACAGTTGTTTTAAACCATTCCACTCTAACCAATCTATATTCCATGCAGCCCATTCCTGGTCTTTATCTTTTTTAGAGATAAACTGTAATGGTTGAGTAATTGAACCAACTCTATTTTCTTTAGTTTTAGCTCCATTCTTCATTTGTAAAGCATTCAATACTTGCATAAATTTTATTTTAAATTTTTAAATGCTGATCTCTTCATTCCTTGTTTATTAAGACCTTTGGCACTACCCATATGTTTAAATGGACTCTTATTTAATTTATATAAATTTTCAGACTTTTGCAAGTTTTTACTTGCTTCGTCATGTACCACTCTTTTCTGATAACCTATGTTTGCTTCCAATATTTTCAAGAAAGAAACTAAAGCAGAAAAAGCCACCAACCTATCCACATTTAAACCATCTACATAAGCTTGCATTTCTTTTAGTAACATTGGATCAGGTATTCTTTCAATACCATATCTGATCTTAACAACTGTACCATCCTCTTTTGTAATTGTATCAAGCTCATCTCTAAGAAATTCAATTGCATAACTGATCATGTGATTTTTAAACAATGTACCTGTATTTCTCCAACCATATTCTTGATGTACACTTGCATTTGCACCTAAGTCTTTTAAGAAAAGAATGTCAGTTCTTGGTACAAGATAGCGTTGCTTCTTCTTAAAGATCATATAATTAATAAACTGAGATATATTGTTTTCAACAACAGTTCTTGCATTGTACCATTCAATTATTAATTCAAGCCTTTCATGTGTTTTGTTTATATCATCAAATCTACCACACCAAGCAGCAACAATTTTACTTTCTTCAACATGTGTTTTAGCTTCTCCAACAGTTACTTTAGTAACCTCAATAGGCGCTTTCATAACATAAATTGAACATAGTGAATCAGAAGTTGTAGTCTTTCCCTCCGCAACCGGGTCAATACTAGCATAGTACATTCCAAAGCTAGGATCAGGAACTGGTTTTTCCCAGACAACTAGACAACCAGTTTTATCTTCAGTTTTCTTTGATATCGGAAACTCCCTTATTGGTAACTTATTAGATTCTTTAGCTATTAATTTTCCACTGGCATCTCTAGACAATTCAAGTAGTTGGTAAGGATATAGTTTATCTTCAACTCTTTTTAATTGTGCATTTACAAGATGTGCTGGAAACTTAGATTCTTTTCTAAAAGCAAAAGCTTCTTCTATATTTCTTGGATGCTGAGATATCTCAAGTTGATAATCAGCGGGTTCCATTTCTTTTTTAATCTTCTCAAAATATTCATTTAAAGCTTCTAAAGCTTTATTTACAAGTGAATTACCATACTTATCTATATGTGGAGGCATTGACCATTGTTCAGGTATAAATAGACCAGTTTTACCTAATGTATTTTTTTTATCAAGTAAGTCAGTTTCAACTGCATATATTTGATTCGATTCAGGATTAAGAAGCATATTTTTTAAAGGAACACATTGATCAAGATCACCTACTGAGCCTGCCGCTATAAATAATCCGGTTGTAATCATCCCAGACTTTAATGCTGGTTTAATATACCCAAAAGTAACATCCATTTTAGGAGCAATACCTGCTTCCTCATGGAAGAAGTATTTTACAGGACCCCCAACACCATTTGTTGGATCTTTTTCAAAAGACATTCCTTGAATAGTACCTTTAAGACCTTTTTCTAATTTTCTATTATCTTGCCTGGTTTCAATCTTTTGTTGCCACATCATAACCTTATTAGGATTCATAGGTCTATACCAAGCTGTATGCTCATTTAAAAAAGAAGCATACTCATCTAAAAATTTCCAGGTTCCTTTCTCATTGATATAATCTTTAAGGCTAGCACCCATCTTTAAAGTAACACCTTTTTCAAACCATACTTGATTTATAAGTTTTGCTGCGTGAAAATATGAAGAAGCAATTTGTCTTTTTTTTAATATTACAGCATGTTCATAATTTAATTCTGCAAGCAATTCATACAAAGCCATATGATATTGTGCATCTCTTATTTTTGCAAACCCGAAATCTTGTTCTTCTTTGTCAAAAATAGGAAGGTAATTCAACCACATATAATAATCTCTAGTTAAAAACCAATGATTATCACCTTCAATTATTAAGTAACCTTTTCTACACTTTTCTTTATTACTATCCCAATAGTGAATAAAGTCTTTTGACTTAAAAGGTGCAGTACAGTAAACTTTATTCTTATTAAAGTTTTGAGCTTCCGCATTAAAAAGCTTATTTGTAGTTTCATTAAAACCATATTCACCAGGGATTTTAAAAACCTTTTCAAAAATGTAATCATAAAACTCCTCTCTAGTATCAAAACTAGTAGTTATTTCTACACCATCTTTCCATGTAGGTATCTCTGAATAATTTATTCCTCCTGCCATAATTATTGATCATAAGCCATTCCAATACCGCCACGTACTTTACTTTCTTGCTCATCTTTTAAGTCTTTATAAACTCCTTTAAAAGATTGTCTTATTGCATCAAAATCTTTTGCCATAGCACGTATTTGATTAATATTACCATCTTTACCATCAGTGATCTGAGTAGTGGATAAATATCTACCCATTCTATCAAGAGCTATTTTAATACCGTTATAAGCTCTAGAAGTTGGTGTTTCATAAAGATCTTCACAAAACTTTAAAGCATTTCTTATTAAGTCATCTTCTGTGCTAAAAGGTGCTTCTATCTCTTCAAGAATTAAATCCTCCTTATCCATCAAAGGTGTATGAAAAAAAGGATTTAAATCAGGATTAGGACAAGTCATATAAAATAAGTACTGATAGATTTTTAAATAATCTTCAGAATACTTATCCATAATGCTTTTCAAAGTTTTTAGTGTATAACAATGTTCACTAGGAATCACAGCTCCATTTTTTATATCAAAAAGTTTTATAATCATGCTTGTAGACTTTTAATAATTGAGATAACTTCATCCTTTAAATAAGGAATCTCCATAGGTGTTACAGAAGTTACTACCGGATCACCATTTACATCATATTTATTTATAGGATAACCATATTTATCTTCACCTTCAGTTTCAAATTCTATATGGTGAATAAGCATTTTTCCTGGTTTTAATCTATGATTATGCTTAATCATAATATACATATAAATACTCAATTGTAAAGAATAGTGATTAAAATTACAATCATCTAAATGACCAATAGGGGCTAACATTTTTTTAGAAATACCTTCCCAGTCTTTATATGATTCTTTTTCAATTTTCTTATTTGTCTTGTAATCAATAATATTTATATAACCATTAACTACTTCAATTAAATCACCCTGACCACAGATACCTGCAGATTTTAAATAAACCAAATGTTCAGGATAAACACCATCTGTTAGCTTTTGTGAAGGTGCATATTTTAAACCATCTTTTTCAGGCAATGGTACTATTACAGGAATGGTTGTTCCTTCAATATCCATTGAAGCAAAACTACATATGTCAGCTTCTCTTTGGTTATGATAGTATGTACCCACAGTAGTAGCTCTAAGAGCTTCATTTTCCCAAATGGTTATAATCTCTTCAGGTGTCATTCCGTACCACTTAGAACTTTTCTTTTTTGATACAGATGTAGCAATCTTTTTTTGCTCAAAAGGTAACTTAAACTTTGAAATAAGTGTTGTTACACTTGTCCATTTTATATTGTCATTAGGGTCAATATTATTATATGAATGATCCTTTGCATTAAATACTATACTCATTTTAACCTTTTTTAATTTTAATTATTTCCATTGCAATACTAAAGTTACCTTTATCAGAAGACTTAATCATATCCTGAAGAGTTGTGTATTCATTATCATTAACTTTATTAGAATCATATAACCATTCTAATAAAGATAAAGTATTACGTATTTGTAAGTCTCTTAATATATGATCCTTTGAAAGTTCATCTGATGATTCTATACCTAAATCTGAAATGTCTGACCACATTATTTCTAATCTTCTAAAGCATTCAACTTATCCTCATCTTCTTCTGAAATATGAGAACCCCATCTTAAGTCTGGACATTCAGATGATAGCGATCTTAACTTAAACTTTAAAGAGCACCCACACAAATTACAACAAGGTGCAGTACCTTTAACTAAACACGAATCACCTTCAATATCTTTTCTAGGACAAGCGTTGCATATTTTACTTCTTTCTTCAGCAACCTTTTCTACAAACTTATCACGTAATATGGTATTAGTAATACCTTCCATTATAAGTTTTCTATTTTTCCAGATCTTTTTTACTTTATTCTCCTCCTTCATTTTTTTTATTTTTAATAAAAATTTGTTTTTTCAATTTGTCTTGTTCTAATTTTTCATGCATCTCTTTAATCAACTCCAGCCGTGATTCTATTTTTTTTCTATTAAAGTATTTAGAAAAAGTATTTGTACCAATCCTTTCAAGTTTTTCTGATAAAGAAACTATTAAAGATCTTATTGTTTTAGCTTTTACATGCATTACACCTAAACCATCTATATTTATTTTTGTATGTGATAAACTTGAAAGGTTTTTTCTTAAATCTTTATAATAAAAAGTCATAAAATTATCTACAAGTGTTTCTGATACATCTAAATCTTCAGAAACATCTTTATATAAATCTTTGGGTTTTTTTGGAATCATCTGCCTAAAAATTTATAATCTAAAAGTACATCACCTTCTGTTTGAATCTTTAAACTAGGGTTAATAGATATAACCTTTTTATTTAAAGCATCTGTTACAACTAATCCAATTTTTTTTGCCTTGTTAATTGAATTCCTTACTGTTTGTGGTGACTTAAATATTGCATCATCATCCGATGATATATCATTACAAAAATGACTTAGCTCAATACTACCTGTTATACATAACATTGTTAAACAACTAAGATCAGACTCACTTATCATAATCCCTTTTAAATAACAATGAGTGAGTATTTGAAATTTAACAATATTAGACTTAGACATAAGAGCATTTTTCTGAACTCTATTTACTATAGCCATAATCACTTTTTAGTTTTGGTTTCAAATTCTTGTTCTGGTTTACTTTCTTCTTTTGACTTTTGAATAAGCATTGCATATTGTATTTGAACACTTGCTCTTTTGAATCTTGCTTCATCAATCTTTAAAAGAGTTTCCTCATACTTTAATTGAGCTTCTAAATAAGGCATTGATTCTGTATAAAAACCCATCATCTCATCTTTTCTAGCTGTTAACTCTTCTTGTGTTAATTCAACATCATCTTTTAAATTTTCCATTGGTTTTATTTTTAATTTAAACAAATATACAAATTAAGTTTAAACCAAAAGAGTTTAAACAAAAAAACCTAGATTATCAGTCTAGGTTCATTATTGTAAAATTTATTTAAATTAAAGTCTTTTTAACATTTTAATTAATTTAGGCTGAGGACTTACATCTATTTTATCTTTCCTATATGAATTATGGGAATATAAGCCTGATAATCCTTTAAGAGCTTCTGTTGAGACCTGCCACATATTTTCAGGCTTATATGTAATATCAATTCCATAGTTTATTTTCCAAAAAATAAGTAATTGTTTTACTGATTCTATTTGAGCATCTGTATATGCATGAAAATACTTATGTCCTTTATAAGCTATATCTAATTCACAGACCTCTTCTAAAGGAACCTCACTATCTACGTAATTGTAAAATTTACTGCCTCTTTTTTCTAACTGTCCCCAGTTACATATTTCTATCCCAATTGATAATTTATCCAAGTTTTTCCAAGATAAACCTTTAGCTTTAAAAACTTCAGATTTAACTCCTAAATGATATGCCCAATATTTTGATGAAAAACATTGTACAATTTCACCATCATATGAATTTTTTGCACCTTTTCCTGAGATCAATACACAAGTTGCTATTCTACCTCTTTTGTCACGGTTCCATTCTGTAGCTACGTTTTTTGCTGAAGATGATCCTGCAGTATGATGTAATACAATTTGTTTTTTTGATGTAGCTTCTCTAAGATATTCTTTAGTATTTAAAAGGGCTTGAAAAATTTTTGATGTGTCTAAAGTATTCATAATAGTTTTTGTATTTTATTTGCTAAGTTAATAATAAGAAAATAAACAATTAAACCTAAAATGAATCCTAACCAAAACTTCCACCAGCTAGACTGAGATTTGATTGTTTTAACTTCTATTTTTGCTGCTTTACGTACCTCTACACGCTTAGTTTTTTCTTTAGCTACTTTTACTTCTCCAGCAACGTCAATTGCTTTACGCTTAGTTTTTTCTTCTTGCCTGACCTCAACTTTAGATTTGGGAAAGTTCACTACCGTCTTAAAGATGATTGAATCCTTGTAGTTAATCTTGTAGCTTGTTATAGTGCTATCCTTATAATGGATTACTGTGGAATCAAGGAATGCAATTTTAATTGGAATAGAGTCATTCTCTACAGTCATACCTCTTTTTATAGCAAGGTTGTATAACTTCTCAGGACTCCTACATGAGGAAATGATTAACAATAGACTAATTAATAGTACTTTCATTTTTGTTTAGTTTCTTTGAGTAAGCATCTGTAACTTTTGTACCTAAAGCAACTCCACACATTGTAACAAATACATCATAACGGAATCCTTCTTTGTACAGGTCAAATATAACCATAAAAACTACAAGAATCCAAGCACTAAACATAGTTAATGAAGTTCTACTCCACTCTCTAATACCATTAACTTTTTTCTTAAGTGTTTCTCTTGATATGTTTCTAATTAAATAAAAAAGTTCATTAAAGTATTTACTTTTCTTTTTCATCAGCTTTTGTTTTTGTCATATCAATAAGGGCCTTTAAACCAAATCTCTTTCTAAGTGTACTTACTAATGATTTAGGAAGAAACCCTATTTCACCTAAATTTTCTAATAAAGATACAAAGTAAACACTATATAACCCTGTCATTACTAAGCCAGGAAGAAGATAAAATAGCATATTAGATTTTGCCATCCACCAACTGATGCTTAATATAAATGTGGTAGCTAAAAAAAATAAAGGCATTCTTAGTATTTTATAAGATTCAAAGTTGCCAGAGCTCATAGATTTTATAATACCTGTAATCCAATCTCCAATCATTAAAGCATATAAAGTATAAACTGCTTGATAAGAATCCCAAACATATCCTGTAATAAAAGTTGTTAAACCTCCTGTTATAGCAAATGTTGATGTAAAACTCCAGTGTTTAAATTTTAAAAATGATGAAATGAAATCATCTATTGATACAAATCCTAAAAAGTGTTTTTGAGGATCTTGGTTTTGAATTATTGATTTTATAAATTTCATAATGTATCTTATCTTAAGCATATAAGTATTAAAGATAAGATACAAAATTTTTTCCTGAACTAATTAGGATTTTTTTTAATTTATGTTTTTTTCCACTCCATTTTTATACATTCTTTAACAACATCATCAGGAGTATAATCCTGAAAGTTATCAAACCTATATAACCACGCAACATATTCTGAACAAGTCATTTTACTTGTTTCATCTTTATGCTTATCTAAAGTCAACTTCTTACCAAAAATTTTCTCTCTGATTATCTTAATTGGTTGACGAATAAGCAATGATACTCTATCATATCTAACTACTCCTGATACAGAAAGTATCTCGGATAATCTAACTCTATCAAACGGTTCATATACTTCATAAGTATAATTGTATTTCTTTTGCCAATTATCATAAGCAATTAGAATGCAACCTTCTTTTTGCATCTCTGCAATATAAACATCACCATTAATATTAACCGCTACTGATACATGACTGTACTTGCTATTGGTAAATTTCATTATTAACTTACTTAATAATCTATTACCTTTACATGCTATTATATCTCCTGTTTTCATTTGTAACTTAAAATTGTAAACCTACCATTTAAAGACTCGAATGTAGTCTGCATATCTTTTGGTAACAAGTCAACCCCCATAGCAAACATATCAAAACAAGCTAACACACGTTTAAAATTAGTATCGTGATATGAAGCTGAAAAAATAGCATCTATTCTATTGGCAAAACTTTGAACCACATCAAACCGAAAACGTTCAAATAATTCAACAATGTAGTCTACATCGTCAACATCTAAGCCTTTACTTAACCAATGTGTAGTAATTTTTTCAACATAATCAACGTGCATTTCATTCATTTCTTTAAGCATTAAAGACTTTAACTCATCAACATTCATTATATCTAAGTTTATCTCTAATAACTCTTCAAATCGTTGGTAACATACCTCAGATTTAAAATTAGTAAAATCATAACACATCTTAGTTTTTACAGCATCGTATTTACCATGTGAATAAAACCTCATGTTTTTAACTTCTAATTTAACACGTTGCAAAGTGTTGAATAAGTCATGATTAATTAAGTCTTTAATATTTCTGTCTTTTTTAGACTTAAACTTAATTAATAGTTCTGATATAGGTTTCTTGTAAAAATATGAAACAACAAAAATTAGCAGAAGAATGAATATCATCCATCCGCTAAGATTATATTTTGCTATTTCCTTAAATAAAGTTTCCATTATATCTCTTGTTCAGTCCAATTAGGTTTTGCCATTTCAACTAATATTTCAGCGTGTGTGAAATCTGTGAAAGTTTCTCCCTCAACTAAAAAGAATTGTCCGTCTAAAGACTTTCTTACTGTGTCCTTTGTTGAATAACCACTACAAAGTGAGTAGTCAAACGTTTCTAATTCTTCTATTGGTTTAATTGCGTATCCCATTTTTATTTATTTATTTATGAATATTGTAATGCTGAACCACCGTTATATAATTCTGTTTTTTCACTTGGTGTAAGAACTCTATTCCATATACCTATTTCATCTACAACCCCTCCAAAATAATTACCAGAACCCAATGCTCCGACCTTAAAAGTTTCTATATTTGATATAGAAGAAACTAAGCCATCACTTCTAGTGTTTATTGAAGATGAGGTATTATTAATATCTATTGTTATTCCTGATGCAAGTTGAGTACCATCATAACTAACTGTTATCATAGATAAAGTTGAAGTTGTATAAGTGTCTATTGAATTACATCTAATTCTGTCAGATATAGTGTCATGTGCGAGTTGAAATTCAATAGTATTATCAGCATTTATCATTATTGAATAACCTGTAAAATCTCCTGTTGACCGTCTTTTAGAAAATAAATATCTAAAAGACGAAGTAGATGTATTTATCCAAAAATTAAAGCTAAAAGGAGTTGTACCATCAAAATCTAATACGTTACCCATGTCAACATAATCATTAACACCATCTAAGCTAAACCCTTGATTAATTATTCCAGTGCCATAAGTTGCACCATTAACAAGTGTACCGTTGTTACTACCTATTGCATCGTTAGGAGTGTTATCTGCTGTGTAGTAAGCTAGTAAATCATCCCATACTGCATCTATCCCATTACCATTTGGATACTGTAAACCTACTGTTGAATTATATAATTGTGATATTTTTGAAGGAGATAAAGCACTATCCCAAAT